AGTAACACCTTTAAAAACTAATCTTAAATCAGAAAAGTTAACAGTACCGGATGTTACAATAGACATCTATTTATATTATTAAAATAATTAATTAACAATTAATTTAGTTGTTAATTAAAAATTTAATTCATTATATATCCGTAAGCTTTGACTTTTTGATAATAAAAATTACAATTACATATGATACACTTTTGTCTACCATACAAATAATAATTAATACACAAAGTACATTTACTTTCCTTACCAACAGCGTTATGACAATTTGTATTTACATGTGGATTGTTATGTTTGTTTAAATCATCAAAACCTATATATAATGATAGTTTTCTATAATTTTCCAACAATGATGTATTACACTTTAATGAACAAATAGCATTTACAAAATGCAAAGTTGATTTTTCAAAATTACAAAAGCATTTCATAGGTAATAATTTATATTTTAGTATATATTTTGCATTTTTTTTACATTTATTACTGCTACATTTCATCTTTATATTTAATAACCATTTAAATACATTTATCATTTTGAATTTTGTAGTAATATCAGCGAATTTATATATAATTATAACGATCTCCCTTGGTAAAAGCCCCCTTGGTAATTTAACCTCAGAATGAATCAATTGACATTCCATTTCATTTTCACTTCGCATTCCATTTCATTATTTATATAAACAATTAAAAAACATTTCTCATATTTAAGCTATCTCTACTTTTTTCAAGTGTAACAATCTTGAGTACAAACATATTTTGTAATTCCTTGAGTGGACCACCAGAATCATCTCCAAAATTAAAAAGATCACCATTATAATCAGTAATTGATATAGTTAATTTAGATAAACTAGCCTTTGGAGTTTTAAAATTTAATACAACATGTTCAAATGTTTTTTTGTCAACATTTATAAAATACCCAGGAGCAATTGGTGCTGCCATATGTAATAATGCAAATGAATTTGCTATTTGTGGGTTATTTGATACCATTACATTTTCTAATTCATCGATTTTTAATAATAAATAAGGTTCTCTTGTAACATTGTTTTTATCAGGAAATACTCCATTGACAACTTCAATACGATGTACATTCTTAAAATCACTTGGTAATTTAACTACATAATGACTAGGACTTGGATAATTATTAATATCACGATCTTTAGATGAAACAACAATGTAATCTGTACGTTCCATGTATGTAATATCCTTTTCATTAAGTAGACTTAATTGTGTGTCATTTCCACTACTTATTTTTAAATTATCTAATGCATGTTTGTTATATTCATTATAGGAATGCTTTTCATATCTATTGTAATGTTGTCCTAAACGGTTAGACATTATTATTATACAAGTAATTACTTTATAATAAGAAATTAATTAAAGTTTATAAAAATAAACATACATTTAAAAAATAAAGATCATTAACATTTTCTTGAACTGTATTCGAAAATATTACAATGATGTTGCGAAGGTTTAACATTGATCATATCAACTGGTGTTTTATAATTTTTACCAACCTTAGCACTCATAACAACGCTTTCATCATTAGTTTTGTTCATGGGTTGATTTCCTTGTGGCCATTTTGCTTCCTTTTCAACATGATATCTAGATGAAATACCACATCTAAATGGATATTCAACACTTTTCATGGCATCTGGCTTTTCAATACCTTCAAACGTATAAAAGGATCTATTATAAAATTGCTCATCTTTTGGATTACAACTTTTCTTATTTGTACCAACAAAATTTCTCATAGAATCTTCAATAGAAACATCACCATGGTATAATTGATATCTTGCTGGCATAGTAGGTAATGGTAATTCACCTAATTCATGACGAACTCTGCAATTCGTTAATTGACCACCACTTACACCCATTTTTAATTTAGATTCATCATCCATTAAATTAGCAGGTGTGAATAATTGATCTTTAATATCAATTCCGAAAAAATTCTTAGTTTGTTTAGCATCCATTAAATCTTTAAAAGTTGTTGTCACAAATTTCAATGCCTTTTCATTACTAAAGTTACGTTGTTTTATATCACACTCATCATCTCTTAATTTGTTAAATTCTCTTGGTTTTTGATTATTAAAACTACTATCATCGAAATTACTAAAATAAGTAGTAGTCATTAAAGCAATTAACGTATATATACTTTACACAGAAAAAAAAATAAATACATTTAAAGTAAAAACACCCAGTGTAAACACACTGGGCTAAATCAACAAACAAAAACATAAAAAGTAAATGTAAAAAGTAAATGTAATTAATTAAATAAATACAGTTATCAACTGACGAATATTATGTATATATTTATCAAATGTTTCATGTGTACTATCATGTGTACCATCATGTGTACCACATGTAATTACGGAATTTTTATTATTTCTTTCACAACATGTTAATTGTAAAGTTTTTTTCCCTGATAAAACACATCCTAATCCCAATGTATAAAATACTATTCTAGCATCACTATAAGACTTTTTAACGTCATTACAAGATGAATTTTCTTCTAGATTTTTACATTGTGTTTTTTTATTATACCCATTGCATTTTTGATGAAGATAACAATAAATATCTTCATTGCAAAAATTAATAGGTTTTTTTACGTTTATTTTTGGCATAGCGAATAAAACACAACTTTAGTAGAATTAATTCTATTACTTATTCAATTTTAAAAATTAAGTGAAAACTCACTCTTGAAATTAATATAAGCTTCCTTATTATATCCATCTACAAGTATATCATCTGGTGGTTGTATTTCTGATAATATATCATATTGACCTACATAACGAATGTTTTTATCATTGTAATAATGACAATAAATCATCATTCTAGCAATATATTTATTACTACATTCGACATAAACCCATACATTAATACTATCTAATGCAAATACATGATATTTATAACACATCATTTTTTATCATTATTTGTTTATCATTTTCAATTATTTTTATTTGGAATAATAGTAAGAAGAAATAATAAGAACGAAAGGATGCTATTTACATGTATTTCTACACTGTTTATCATTGCTACAACTTATTTCTGTGTAAATTACTACAATAATTACACATATATAAAAAATAATATTACTGATACGATAACATTAGATGATTTGATTTACAAAGCAAAATCAGGAGATATTATTTATTTCAAAAGTGATTTATACAATCTCAACACAATATTTGGATCACATTTAGTTGGTCCATTTACACATATTGGTATGGTTTTTGTTATAGATGATATCAAATATATCATTGAACTAACTGATTCCACAACTTTGATAAACATAAATATCACTACACCAGGTATACATCTAACACCCTTAGAAAAACGTTTTACAAATTACAGAGGTAAATTCTTCCTTTCTACCTTAAGCGATTTCTATAAAATAGACGATGAACAACTAAAAAATGTAACACAGAAAATTACACAAAATTTCTATAAAAATACATTACAATATCCTGACAGTATGAGAAAATATTATCTTACACATATTATTAAAAAATGGTTTAATATAAAGATTAAAAAATACAACGATAACACCATGATATGTAGTGAATTTGTTAAATACATGTTAAGGGAATTGGGTGTATTAGATCAAAATGATAATCATAAAGGTGTATTACCAAGTGATTTTAGAATTTTAAAAGATCCGAGTACATTTGTATACTTGTACGCAAATTTATTTTTGGTAAAGTAATATATAAACTTGGTGAAGGTGGGATGAATTTATCAAGTAACATTAAAGTTGACACTGAAAGATGATCTTATTTAGACGTTTGTTTACATAAATATACGTTTGTACTATATATTTTATATATTTCATAAATTAATTACTATGACTGTTTTTGTAGATACAATTATATTAGGATGCGGTCCATCTGGTTTACAATTAGGCTATTTTTTTAAACAAATAAATAAGGAATACATTATATTGGAAAAGAATAGTTCACCTGGGTCTTTTTTTAGTAAATATCCTCATTCAAATGAACTTATATCGATTAATAAAAAATATACTGGAAATAATAATAAAGAATTTAATTTAAGGCATGATTGGAATTCATTATTAAATAATTTTGAGATTCAAATGGGTGATTTTTCTGACAGGTATTACCCTTCAAGAGATGAGTTGGTAAGATATTTTAATAATTTTGCGAAAAAACATGAATTAAATATAACATATAACACATGTATAAAAAACATTGTAAAAAAAGATAATATATTTTATTTATCAAGTGATAAAAATAATATATGGTCTTGTAAAAACCTTATTATAGCGACTGGATTATCAAAACCCAATATTCCAGATATTGTAAATGTAGAATTATATTCAAAGCATTATTCAGAATATCCGACTAATTATTTTTTAAAATCTGAGAATTTAAATTCTTACAAAAATAAGAAAGTACTTATTTTGGGACAAGGTAATTCTGCGTTTGAATTAGCTAATATATTAACACCATATTGTTCGAATATAGTAATACTTGGTAGAGGTCATTATCCAATACCATCAATATCAACTCATTATACAGGAGATTTAAGAAGTAAATATTTTAATTTTTATGATACGTTTATATTAAAAAGTTTGAATGCGTTTGATCATACAGAAAAAAAAATAGTTATTTCAAAGCATAAAAATAATTTATTATATATAGAAAAAAATTGTGAATGTCATTGTCCTTATTACGAGGAACCTAACATTGGATTTCATGAGATAATTAATTGTACAGGATGGTTGTTTGATGATTCTATATTTGATATTTCTATTAAACCTAAAATAGATAATAAATATCCTGAAATTTATGGGAATTATGAAAGTACGAATGTAAATAATTTATTTTTTATAGGTGCATTAATGCATTCATTTGATTATAAAAAGAGTTCAGGTGGATTTATACATGGATTTAGATATTTAATTGATAATTTTGTGAAAATTAATTATACAAATTTTATACCATTATTATTTAATAAGATATCATTCGTTTCTTCGCATATATCTAAGCGTATAAATATTTCATCAGCTTTATATCAAATGCATGGTCAATTATGTGATGTATTTTTTAAGAATACAGACAAATTTTGGTATTATGAACAAGTTCCATTGTCTTACTTATTAAGTTTAAGTAATACAAAAATAAAATTAGCAAATACTTATATATTTATATTAACATTAGAATATGGAAAGCAAGATGCAAATTTAAAAACAATTGGATCTGCGCAAACTAAATTAGGTTCAGAGAGCAACGCTGTATTATTACATCCTGTATTACGAGTATTTGATAATAAAAATAATACATTTGGAAATAATAATATCTTTCACCCATCTTATAATAATATTTTAAATGAACCTGATCTTGTTGAACTCTTTCATTTTGACGAAAATTTACTTGCAAATTTTACAAATAAAGAAACATATTTAAAAAAAATTTTTAAAAGAATAAAAATGTACAAATAATTCTAAAAAATACAAAGTTAACACCATAATATGTATTGTGTTTGTAAAATACATGTTAAAGGATTTGGGTGTATAAATTTAACCCACTTTTTACAAAGTTTATTACATGTAGCAATTACATATAGTAAACTTTGTAAAAAGTGGGTTAAATTTATAAAGTACTAGTAACATTTAAATTTAAATAGCAATTTCCTTGCAATTATAAATTTCACATATTCTTTTCAAATTATTATTAGCATATAGTTTTAAATTTTCCAGTTCCTTTTTGTACACATCAATTTGATTTTGATTGATTTCACTATTTGTAGGATTATCTATCTCTTCCCTAACCTTATAAATTATATCTGTAAAACAATTCACATACATATCCAATATATTGCAAAATTCAGTCTTTTTTTCTATAGATTTTTCCCTACGTTGTAGCAATTTTTTAAATTCATCCTTTGTTATTTCATTTTTCAAGAATTTAATACGTAAATCACGGTTATCATCAATTCTGTTATATGTATAAGTAGGAATTTCCACATATTTTATATGTTGTACATTTTGCATGTGATTAACAAAATACCTAGCATTAAGTGCTGATACATTTGCGGCTTTAAGTTTACGAACAAAATTAATAATAAATGGCTCAGACAATTCTCTACCACATTGTACATCACCTGGTGTTCTAGGTATAATACCTGATTCGTTATTTTGTCTTAACCATTCAAAATAATGTGGATTATGTATTGGACCATTTTCAATTTTCAAAGTTTTCCAATCAAATGCTTTATGACATGATGTACAAAAAATTTGATTACACCCATCAATTTTAAAAATAGTAGTTCCACAACTAGGGCAATCTTTGGAATCCTTTTCTAATAAATTAATAGTCTTTAAAATATTCTCATCACACATATGAACATTTTCATCATTTTTATCAACAATTTCACGACATTTACCACATGCAGATGTATTACATAAAGAACAATGAAAATCTTCTGATAAAAACCCATTACATGTATTATTTGGGCATTTTCTTACAAATTTACTTTTTTGAATTGTTTGTATTTCTTGTCCATTATTTATCCTAAATAACATGTTTTTTAATTCATTCAATTTGTGTTGTAATTCGGTTATTTGTGTACTAAGATTTAGTTTTATAGCTTCTTTTGCACTTTCCTGTTCCATAAAAGCTTGTGTTTCAGGCATTAAACTTAATTCGCGTTCATAAATGATATTTTCACGGAAATGTTTGTATTCTTTTGTTATAAAAACATTTCCAAAATTATTATGCATAAATTCTCTATTCCATGCAACTTTACAACTCATACAATGAGGATTTTCTGTTTTTGACATGATATATCTCTTAACACAACCTTTACAACATGTAAAGTTACATTCATAACTTACACAAGTAATCTCTTTATGTATAGTTTTATTATAATTCTCAGTGCAAATAGGGCATGACATTGTGCTTGAAATTACTAATGCGATTGATACAACATTATTTATTTTGAATAATATTTCAATTTTTGTTACCATAATGTCATCAAATGTTACCATGACGTTACCATGACGTTACCATGACGTTACCATGACGTCTCTACCCAATTACCAGGTATATTTAATAAATTGTAATATAATGTATTATAATTACTACTTTCTACTGAAAATATTTTTGTATCAAAATTTGCTGTGTATATCCATTTAATATTATCATGTATAATAGGTTGAATAACTGTTACACTTACAGTATCTTCATTATCAAATTGCTCATATAAAATTTCTTCTCTTATAACTTCTGGGTCTACAAGATCAATGTAGTCTCCAGGATCTACAAGTGTATTTCTGTTAATTAAAAAATCTTCCTTTAATTTTATTACAAAATCATGACCTAAATCATCTGGTGTAATATCAAATTCATGTTCAAAAATATAATAAACATTCCTAAATACATATACAGTATACCCCTTAACACCCATGATACAACCTATTAAGACAACTTGCTTAATGAAAAAGTCAATTTTTAAAAATAATAGATTTGTTTTTAAAAATAAATATGCGATTGGTTACAGCGAAGCGATTAAGCACCATGCGATTAAGCACCATGCGATTAAGCACCATGCGATTAAGCACCATGCGATTAAGCACCAAGTTCGAAATGACGACGGTTTTGACCAGCAGCTTCATCATAAGAACTTTGTGCCCATGGTCCAACAGTTTGTTTAGGAATGACAGGTGCAGAACGTAAATCGTGATATGGGATTTTGTTTGATTGTAAAACGGTATTAATACCCATATGATATCCACTAACAAGGAAGTTTTGTTCTTTTAATAAACTACTTACAGGGTTTTCTTTAGCAAAGTCAGATGCTTCGTCATATTTTGGTAATAAATCATCAGCTGTTAATTGATTTGAACCAGAAACAATTTTAGCAGCCATGTCAGTTGGTTTATATTCAACACTTGCTTGTGCTTGCATATTTACATTAGCTGGTTCGCTAATTTTAGCTGGTTCAGCAATAACTGGGGCTTCAGCAGCTGGTGCTTCAGCGACAGGTGCTTCAACAGGTGCAGCTTCTGGTGCTTGTGGTGCTGCTTCAAAAGCAACAACTGGAGCTTCACTCACGTTGTTTAGGTTTTCACTTACAACAGAATATTTCATATACATAAAAAATCCGAGAACAAGTAAAAGAATGACTATGAGTTTATTATCCATTATAATTTTATATAGTTTTATTATATAATAATAAAATAAAATTAATAATAATAAATTAATTGTATTAATTTACTCAAATAATCACTAAAAATACAAAAATGGATTACAGTGGTTACTCTGCAGAATACAAAGATACTGATCATTATACAAGTGACATTGATCATGATAATCTCTATAATAGTTACAATATATTATCCAATAATGAGGAACTTTTTTTATTTAATCATGCGAATGATATATTAGATATGTATGATGATTTGAATAAACGTTTTGCATTAAATCCAGACTTTTTGTGCAAATTAAAAAACACACATTTTGCGAATTTCTTAATTGACATCATAATTTACAATAATTCCGAAGATTACGATTACCATTACAATATTAAAAGTATGAATAATTTTGAAATTATTTTTGAAGATGAATTACTAATCAGTTACAATATAGTTTCATCATTTATAAAACAAATGAAAGGAACATTGGAATACGATGTTTGGAAATCATTTTCTTTAAAACACTCATTTATTCCATTTTACTAATTAATTCAAATAAAGAAAAAACATATTACTTTATCTCACTACCATTTTTATTTTGTTTTTGTTTTTTCTTTAGACCCTTATGTACATTTATATTTGCATTACTAACATCACATAAATCGTCTTTTTTCGGGTGTGATAGTAAAAATTCTAAATAATTTTTTGATTTATTAAACTCTGTATTTAATAAATCATGTTCCAAATACCATTTGGTATAAGCAACACTCAAGTATTTTCTTTTTGCATAAGGTGTTTTTAATTTACATTCTACAGGTGGACCTCTGTAAGCTTGTAAATTTTGACTAGCTCTTATGAATCTTATAGGAATTTCTCCATTGTAATCCTTGTATAAATCCACAAATTTAGCATAAATAATATGACTTGTAAATTTCATTCGTTGATTTACCTTTGGTTGTAATTCTATACATATATTTGTTAGTTTGGAAAACAATTCGATATTTGTATTATATATATCATTTATACTTTTCATAATTCGTTCAGCAATGTCTTGTAAAAGGAAATCTCCTACCTTTTTCTCCTTTATAAAATACTTTTTTTGAGTAACAATATCCTTAGGACAATGTCTTTTACAACTATGCACAATTTCAGTTGTAGTTACATTTGTATACACATTCTTCTTTTCACCTGTAATATCATCTATACATTCCCCTGTTAATACTTGCTTTTTAACTTCACATGGAAATTTAAATTGACATTTCTTTTCACACATTTTACCATCTTTTTGTCTTGTTTTACAAGAATATGAATATTGTTCCTCGTCTAACACGTTATATACATCCCATAAATGCACATTATATTCTGAATCCATAATACACATTGCTAAATTCTTTAATCCAACATCAATAGTTAATACCAAACGATTATTATCTGGTTTCTGTTGTATTTCATCACAATTTTCGTCTTCATTATCATTGTTAGTACTAACCTTTTTGGATTTAGATTTAACAGGAACCTTCTTACCTTTACCAGGAACCTTCTTTGATTTACATGGTTTCTCGATAGGATTTTCTTCAATTGTAGTGTCATCATTACCACAACTTACTGCATCGGTAATTGGTTGTGATATATGTGTGTCATCTGGTGTGTCGTTGTCGTTTGGTGTTTTGTTATTATTTTTAACATATGTGAATTTTCCACGGATATACATTTTTTTATTACTTGCACGTTTAGTTGTATTTTGAGATTGTAATTGCCTAATTCGTTCTGGATGCATTCCTTCAAACTGATTTTGCATTATTTCAATCTAATATTAGTATCATGATTTAATTTATTTTGTTTTTTTTAACGTGTGTTATTTTTTATTATTAATTTCGGGTAGTAATTTTTTATTTTTTATTAATAATAGAATAATAAGGAATTGATTGTAATATGAATAAAAATAATTATGATGAATTAAATCTTCGTAAATTCAAAATGAAAAGTATTTTACCAGATGCAACAGTGTTATTGTTAGGTAAACGTAGAAGTGGAAAGTGTTTATCAAAAGGAACTAAAATATTAATGTCCAACGGTGATACAAAATGTGTTGAAAACATTAAAGTAGGGGATTCAGTAATGGGTGATGACTCAACATGTAGAAAGGTTTTGGCAACACATAATGGGAGTGATGTTATGTATAAGGTAACAAATCAATTAAACGAATCATATACTGTTAATAGCCAACATATATTATCATTGATATCTACATTTATACCTACAATTAAAGAACGCGATCATAATAATTTAATAAAGGTCATATTTTTAGATACTGCAAAACTAAAAATAGTAACAAAAATTTTCAATTACACAGCAGAAAACAAGGAATATATTTATAATCAAGCATATGAATTTAAAACAAAAAATATGAATAACATTGTGAATATTCAGATACAAACGTACCTACAATTACCAATTAAGGTACAAAAATTCTTATATGGTTATCAAAAGCCGGTTTATTTTGATGAATCAGAAGTAGATATAGATCCATATTTATATGGTTTAATTTCCAATAATAATTACCAATATACAAGAGATCATAGAATATTAAAATACTTGAACACAACACTTCCAAAATACGATTCATATTTAGAATATGATCCTAGATTTGATATTTACAATATTAGTGGTATGTTGGCAAATAACAATACAACAATCAATTTACAAAGGGAATACATTATTAATTCAGTAAAAGTCCGTCTTAATTTATTAATGGGAATTTTACATAGCAATAACTATTTTAAAAATGGATTCTATACATATTATACAAGTGACAATGACAGTGGTAACAGCAATTTTTTAAATGATTTGGCATTTTTGATTAAAGGTTTAGGTTATTCTATTTACAAGGTACAATCGGATAATATTGTCAAAGTATTTATATACAATGGAGCGTATCCTGTATTAAATTCAAAGGACTTTTTCACACAACCACCACCACAGTATATTCTTAACGATATACAAATAGAGTGTGTAGGAATTCAAGAATATTATGGTTTCGAAATTGATAAAAATAGTTTATTTTTCCTAGATAATTGTGTTGTAACACATAATAGTTGGTTGGTACGTGATATTTTCTATCATCATCAGCATATACCATCGGGTATTGTATTTTCAGGTACGGAAGAAGCTAATCCTTTTTTTGGAGAATTCATTCCAGATTGTTTTATTCATGGTGATTATGATCCTGAAATCATTGAAAAAATCATGAATAAACAAAAAAAGAAAATAAGAGATGCTAAAAAGGATGGTTTAAAAGATGGGAAATGTCCTTCTAATAATTTATTTATTGTATTTGATGATATGTTACACGATGCTCAAAATTGGAAAAACGAAAAAACAATTAAAAATATTTTCTTCAATGGTAGACATTACAATTTCCTTTTCATTTTAACAATGCAATATCCACTTGGTATTACACCAGCACTAAGAAGTAATATCGATTATGTTTTTATTTTCAATGAACCTAGTGTCAAAAACAGACGTAAAATTTACGATGATTATGCTGCAATGTTACCAAGTTTTGATCACTTTTGTAATATTTTAGATGCGTGTACACAAAATCATGAATGTTTAGTTATTAAAACATCAGGAAATAGTTCTGATTTACGTAATATAGTTTTTTGGTATAAAGCAGAGTCGCATGAAGATTTTCATGTAGGACATCCTAAATTTTGGAAATTTCATCAACAACATTATAATAAAAATTACGAGGATGATAATTTAGAGGTAGATGAAAAAGTAAATGAATTAAAAGAAAAATTCTCAAGAACTAAAAAACTTAAAGTAATTGTTTCAAGACAAAACGACAACATTGTTGATTTAGAATATTCTAAATAAACATTGTGTACTATATTGGGAACTGCGTTTGAACTGTGTTGGAACTATTACTTTGTTATTATAAATTAATTTAATATTGACTTAATTTAATTTATAATATGAATAAAAGACTTCTTAAAGAAATACAACGTTTAACAATTGAACAAAATAGTAAACCATTATTAGAAAATGATTATTTGGTTTATATGAATGATAATAATATAAATAAAGTATATACCATAATTAAACCACCAACTGATTCAGTATACAGGCACAAATTTATAAGACTTAATTTTGATATACCAAAGGAATATCCATACCATCCACCAACAGTAACATTTGTAAATTATGATAATGTAAGGATACATCCTAATTTTTATGAAGATGGTAAATGCTGTAGTACTATTCTAAATTCATGGCCAAGTATAGAATCTGATGGTATTAAATTAGAAGCATGGTCTAGTAGTATGGGTATAGAAACTGTCTTACTAACATTTAGAAGTTTTCTAGATAATAACCCATATACACACGAACCAGGTGGTAGGGATGATATTACATACACAAACTATGTATTACATCAAACGTGGGAAACATGTTTATTTAAATATCTAAGATGTCCATACCCAGAAATATTTTTACAATATATGAATAAATACCTATTTACAAATATAGACACCATATTTAATGATTTATATACATTAAATGAAACATACCCAGTTGGTTTATACAATACACCATGTTTTTACATTTATGAATTCTATGTAAATTACAATCGTATTATTAATTATTTACATGATTATTTATTAACTACAGACACAGACACAGA